TGACGAGCGTCGAGTGACGGCGAGACGTGAAAGGGCGCGCGATTCGTGTCGAGTTCGCGGGCAAACTCCGATCACTGCGCGAAATCGGGCTGATGATCGGAGTTGCACCGCGCACGATGTCGGACAGGTGGGCGGCTGGCTGGCGGCCGCCGCGCTTGTTCGCGCCGCCTGACGAACGCTGCAAACGCCGCGGCTCTTGGGGAGTTGGCGACGTTGCGAGATAGCGCGATATGTGATTGATTGCCTGCCTGAAATGGGTATCTTTTACGAGATTTCATAGCGTTGGGATTGCATTCAATGGCAGGTGCACCCATCGGCAACAAGAACGGCGCGAAGAAGAACCGTCTCCTGACGGACACGCTTCGCCGCGAACTCGTCCAGAATCCGGAAGACTTATTGGCGATCGTTCGCAAGACCATCGAGTGCGCAAAGAACGGCGAGCCGTGGGCTCAGTCGCTGACCTATGAGCGCCTGGATGGCAAGGTGGCACAAGCGATCATCGGCGGTGATGACGATGATCCGCCGCTGCGCATTGCTCGCATCGAGCTCGTCAGCCTGGCCGACCAGAAGTGACCACCGCGCAAGTCGCTCTCCCGCCCAAGCTGATCCCGCTGTTTCTTGGGCGGGCCGACGTTCGCGGTGCCTACGGCGGTCGCGGCTCTGGCAAGACACGCAGCTTCGCCAAGATGGCGGCGGTGTGGGGCTACAAGTTCGGCTCCGAAGGCATTAGCGGAATCATCCTGTGCGCTCGCCAGTTCATGAACTCGCTTGCGGATTCATCGCTCGAAGAACTCAAGCGAGCGATCGAGGAAGAGCCGTTTCTGGCTGCGTACTACGAGGTGGGCGAGAAGTACATCAAGAGTCGCGACCGCCGCATCGAGTTTGCGTTTGCCGGTCTGGATAAGAGCCTCGACAGCATCAAGTCGAAAGGCCGCATTCTGCTGTGCTGGGTCGACGAGGCCGAGCCAGTAACTGCAGAGGCATGGTCCACGCTGATTCCGACGCTGCGCGAAGAGGGCGCGGACTGGAACGCCGAACTGTGGGTGACGTGGAACCCGAAGCGTAAGAACGCGCCCGTTGAGTCGCGATTCAGGTTTGCGAATGATCCGCTCATTCGCGTCGTCGAGATGAACTGGCGCGACAATCCAAAGTTCCCGGCCAAGCTTGAGAGAGAGCGGCAGCGTGATCTGAAGGAGCGGCCGGACCAGTACGAGCACATCTGGGAAGGTGCTTACGTCAATGTCATCGAGGGCGCGTATTACGCCGCCAATCTCGCACAGGCGCGCGAGGAACATCGCATCGGGCGTGTAGCAGCCGATCCGCTGATGACGATTCGCCTATTCGTCGACATCGGCGGCACAGGTGCGCGCGCTGACGCATTCGCGATGTGGGCGATGCAGTTCGTCGGGCGCGAGATTCGCGCGCTCGACTACTACGAGGCAGTTGGCCAGCCGCTCGCACGGCATCTCGAGTGGATGCGCGCGCGTGGCTACACACCGCAGCGCGCTCAGATCTGGTTGCCGCACGACGGCGACTCGAACGACAAGGTGTACGACGTCTCGTATGCATCAGCACTACGCGCAGCAGGGTACGACGTGACGGTCGTGCCGAATCAGGGCAAGGGCGCGGCGATGAAGCGCATAGAAGCGGGGCGTCGCTGGTTCTCTAGCATCTGGTTCAACGCACCGCCTGACGTGCAACTCACGCCGGAAGGTTGGTACGAGCAGCCAACGGTCGAAGCGGGACTGGAGGCGCTCGGCTGGTATCACGAGAAGAAGGACGAGAAGCGCGGGATTGGCTTGGGGCCGAACCATGACTGGTCATCGCACGCGGCCGACTCGTTCGGTCTGGCGTGCGTATGTGCCGAGCGGATATTTGGCGAAATCGGTCGGGCGCCGGTGGAGCTCAATTTTGGGTCGCAGTTCGAGCACGGGCTCGGACACGGCGGCTCAATCGCATTGCAGTGGTGACGCGATGACCGACTCAGGACGCGGAACACGCGCATACGTCTCGGCCTACAACCGAACGGCCGTGCATCAATCGCGGCTGTACAGGTTTGAGAAGCGGCGGCTCGTCGCGAATTTCGGCGCGCTGCTTGGCGATCGGCAGATTCGATGTGCGACGTGGAGCATTGACCGGCCGGAGATCGGCGTGATGTCCGATCCGCAGATCTCCGATGATGCTCGCGAGACATCCGTGATGTTCGCGACGCAGCTCGGCGGCTGGGCGACCGTGCGCTGTCAGATAACGCTCGACAGCGGTGAGCAGTACGCGCAGGTGTTCCGGATCAACGTGCGGCAGGCATCGTGGTTCGTGGACGATGCGCCGATCTCGAATGGGCCGTTCAGCGTGAGTGTCTGTCGCGAGGATCCGCCACCGCCGTCTTGCACGATCTACTCGATCAACGAAGCGCTCGGGACGCCCGCAGCGGTCATTACGGAGTCGATCTCGCCGGGAGCGACGAGCGCGACAGTCGAGCTCGCGCCGCTGGATGATGGAAATCGAAATCGGTTGCTCGTGGCGGTCGTCATCATAGATAACCCTGATAACCGCAGCATCGAAAGCGTGACGTGGGGCGGCGCGGTGCCAGACTACGCTCATCCGCTCGATAACTACTGCATGCTCGTGGCATGCCTAGTCGATAAGATGGAGCCCCAGAACAATGATCTGGTGATCGAATTCGACGATGCAATGACGAGTGGAGGTGGCGTTAAGGTTCAGCCGATGTGGTATGGAAATGTCTCAGACCTCATCTACGCGAAAGAGGTGGATTACTTCGTACTGTACGGAGCGCCCGATACAGAGGGATTTGAGAGTGTGCTGCTGGTGACGTCGTTCTGCGGGATAGTGGATTCGCCGCTGGAACCATCGCCAACGCTGATAGACCCGGTACTCGACTTTGAGTACACAGAGGATGACTGGCCGAATGTCGATATGCGGTTCGCTGGACAGAAGCCGATTGCGAGAACAGCTGTATACCTGGGCGCAGGTACGTCAAACACAGATAGCGAGATCTTATGGCATTACGACGGAATCGTGTCCGGTACGATCTGCACATTCGCGATCATGGCGGCGTCATTATGTGACGGGGTGCTGGAAGAATGATCTCTAAGGTGCAGTATCGAGCATTGCAGAATCATCGTTACGTCGCGGTGCTCGACAAGAAGATCATCGCGACAGCGTTCGTGAACGATTCGGGAAACTACATCCAGTCGCTAGTCGTAGCGAGACCGTTCCGGCGCAAGGGAATCGCGACCGGTCTCGTGAGGTTCATCGGCGAGCACCGCGGTCGCAAGCTCAATCGCTGCCCGGATAGGATGAAGAATGACGCCGTGCGCGCACTGTCGGCTAAGCTCGGTGATGAACTGCTGAACGAATCAGACCTCCGATGAGACTGAACATGGCAAAGCGCACGCAACAGAAAGAGTCCTCATCACCTGATAAGGATTTCATCCGCGAGGCGCTCGAACGCTTCGATGACGGAGAAGCGGCGAAGGCGCCGCTCATGCGGCGCGCGCAAGAGGACTTCAAATTCGCGCTTGTGCCGGGGCATCAGTGGGATGCGCACCTGACGGCGAAGCGCAAGAAGCGACCGTGCTACGAGTTCAACCGCTTGCGGCAGATGATTCGCCGCGTGACGGGCCAGCAGTTACAGAATCGACCGCAAATCAAGGTGCGACCGGCAGAAGACGGCGATGCGGATACGGCAGAGATCTTCAACGGCCTCATCCGCAATATCGAGGCGACGAGTGACGCGAAAATCGCCTACGACAACGCGTTCGTGTGGGCGTGTGCGGGCGGCGTCGGCGCGTGGGAGGTCACAACCGATTACGCCGATGACGGCGGATTCGACAAGTGCATCCGCATCGAGATGATCGAAGAGCCGGGGCAGGTGACGTGGGATCCCGCGGCGCGAGACATGTTCCGGCGTGATGCGCGCTGGTGCTTCGTATCGTCGCTGATGCCGAAGTCGCTGTTCGAGAAACTCTACCCAGGAAAGAAGGTCGTGGATTTCGCGACCGCGACGCCGCGTGAGGCGCATTGGTGGCAGCAGGACACTGTTCGCGTGGCGAAATACTGGTGGAAAGAGCCGCAGAAGCGCGTCATCTATCGATTGAGAGACGGCCGCATCGTTGATGCTGTCGATTTCGATCCGATCGCGCCAGAAGCAGCAGCGCAGGGAATCACGATCGTCGAAATGCGCGAGGTCGATCGTGACGTTGTGAAATGCTGTCTCATCTCGGGTGCTGATCGACTCACCGAGCCGGTCGAGTGGCCTGGCAAATACATCCCGGTCGTCATGAACTGGGGCGAACTCGTGACGGTCGACGGCGTGCAGCACTACTACGGCATGACTCGCGTCGGCCGGGATGCGCAGATGATTCACAACTTCGAGTTGTCGACGATGGTCGAAGTCGTAGCCAAGCTGCCGAATTCGCCGCTGACTGCGACCCCGAAGATGATTGAGGGACTGCAGTCGTACTACGAGCGGCTCGGATACGATGACCCGCCGGTGCTGCTGTATAACGTCGATCCTCAAGCGCCTCAGGCGCGCCCCACACGTGAGCCGCCTGCTCAGTTCCCCGCGGTATTCGCGAAAATGTCGGCAATCGCGATCGACGAGATCAAAGCAACCACGGGCATATACGACGCCTCTCTCGGTGCGCGAAGCAATGAGACGTCTGGCCGCGCGATTCTCGCGCGCCAGCAGGAGGCAGACGTCAGCAACTACGTGTTCATCGACAATCACCTCAAGGCGCTCAAGTTCACCGGCGAGATTCTCGTCGATCTCATCCCGAAGGTGTACGACGCCACACGCACCGTGCGCATTCTCGGAGAGGATGGCGCGGAGAAGTTCGTCAAGATCAACACGCTCGTGCGTGACATCGAGACTGGGCAGATCATCACGATCAACGATCTTTCGCGCGGCAAGTACGACGTCGTCGTCTCGACGGGCAAATCGTTCGAGACTCAGCGCATGGAGGTCGCGGAAATCGCCGAAGCGCTGTCGCGTGCACCGGGCCCGCTCGGCATGATCGGTCAGTACCTACTCGTGAAGAATCTCGATGCGCCTGGTCTCGACGAGCTACTCACGGCCGTGCGTCGCATCCTCGTGCAGCAAGGCCTGCTCGAACCGGGCGAGAACGATCCGCCGCCGCAGCCGCCGCAGCCGAATCCTAAGGACATCGCTGACGCCGAGCTCAAATCCGCGCAGGCGCAGAAAACACTCGCGCAGACGCAGCAGATCCTCGCGACCACGCCGTCACAAGCAGCGAAGGGCGAACTCGAAGCGGCTGCATCGCTCGCTCAACTCATGGGCTCGATGCCGCAACAGATGCCGGTCATCGATCCGACGCTCGCTGGAGGATTCTGATGGCGCGGCGTCGATCACAAATGCTGCGGGATGCGGTTCGCCGCATCCTGCTGCGTGCAAAGCTCGCTCACATCGAAAAGTTGGCGACCTTCCCAAGGTGACTTATGCCTGATACAACCACGACCGACGTGGCGTCGACCACGGATACTCAACCGACGCAGGCGACAGCAGAGCCTGAAGCGGTCGAGTTGAAATCAATCGACACGGGTGTGCTGAGCGCCCTCAAGTCTCAGCAGCAGACGGAGACGGCTCCGTCGTCTGATGGCGCAACGCCCTCAGACAAAACGCCGGACTCTCACGCGAACCCTGCGGGTAAAGGGACCACCGACGCGGACTCCGCCGCGGGCGCTCAGGGCGCCGACGATAGCGATGACGATGATGATGATCGTCGTGATCGCAAGCTTGAGCCCTGGATGCGGAAACGGCTGCAACGAGCCGAGGAGAGAGCCCGACGCCAAGCAAGCGCCGAGATTCTCGAGTTGATCAAGTCGCTCGGGATCAATCCGCAGCAACAGGCACAGCAAGCAACTGCGCAGCCAGGGCAGCAGGTTGATAACCCGGGATCGTCAGCGCCGAAAACGCTGGCCGATTTCGACTACGACGTCGAGAAGTACACCGCGTATCAAGTGCAAGAAGCCGTGAAAGCGGCCCTCGCCGAACGAGACGCGGAGAACGAGCGGCGCAAAGCAGAAGCGCGGGCCGAGGCAGCTCGACAGGCGTTCGAGAAACGCAAAGCCGAGTTCGAGAAGCGCGTCGGGAAGGGCGCGTGGGAGCGCATAGTCACGGCCGATGTCGATGTTCCCCAGGAGGTAGTAGATCTTCTGATCGGACACGACCGCGACCTCGACATCGCATACCACCTGGTCAATCACCCCGACGAAATCGAGCAATTGCGTGGGAAATCTCGACTCGAGATCGCACGCAAGCTCGCCGCGATCGAAGCGAAGCTGAGCGGCACACCTGGCGAAGAACTGCCTCCGAAAACCACCCAGGCGCCGCCACCGCCGCCGAAAGTTCCAACCGCTGGCAAAGCCGTGAAAAGCATCGCGGAGATGTCGACGGAAGAGCGCATCGCGGAGTGGCGGAGACAGAAACAAGCACGCCGCCAAGCCTAGAGCCGCATACGTCCCGGACTCCTGAGCTTGACGGCTCGGGAGTTCGGAGATGCCCAACCAACTACTCACTACGGACCTGATCGCCGACCGAGCGTTGATGCTCGTCACCGAAAAGTCCACATTCCTCCGCACGATCAATCGCGAGTACGACGACAGTTTCGCGAACAAGGCGGCAAAAATCGGCGACACCCTGCGTGTGCCGATTCCTCAGCACGGCAAATACCGCAAGGGCCGCGTGGCGGATCCCAACCCGCTTCAGACCATCACTCGTCAGGTGAAAGTGTTCGGTCAGCGCGGTTTCGAGATCGAGTTTTCGTCCGCCGAGCTCGCGTTGGATATCGAAGAGTTCGAGCGCCGGTATCTGTCGCAGCAAGTGGCCGACTTCGTCGTGAACCTCGAGGCCGAAGTGCTCGAGATGGCGGTGAAGGCGACGCCGAATCAGACTGGCCCGGTCAGCAGCGCGTTCACGAGCGCTAATGCGCTCTGGTACGCGAACATGGCCAAGAAGCTCATCGAGGACAACGGTGGGTTCAAGGGCACGAAGAGGATGCTCTTGGACAACACGGCGCAGTTGAACATGATCGATGCGCTGAAGGGCCTGTTCAATTCGCAGCAGCAGCTGAAGGTTCAGTACGAGGAAGGCGAGATGGGCCGCGCCGCCGGATTCGACTGGAACTACACGACCGTGCTGCCGAGGGCCCCGCGCGGCGCTGGCACCGGCTATCTCGTCAACGGTGCCAATCAGCGGGGCAGCAAGCTCACCGTCGACACCGGCACCGGCCCGATCTTCAAGGGCGAGATCATCACGATCGCCAACGTCAACGCCGTGCATCCTCAGACCAAGGCGGACCTCGGCTATGCGCGTCAGTTCGTCGTCACGGAGGACTACGCGGGCGGTGGGGGCCAGATCAGCATCTACCCCGAAATCATCCCAGACGGCTCGGAAAAGAACGTCACGGCATCGCCGGCCGACAACGCGGGGATCACCATCGTCGGCACGGCGAGCACGCCCTACAGCGTGTCGCTCGCCTACGTCAAGGACGCTTTCACGTTCGGGACGGTCGACTTGCCCGAGTATCCGGATCGTCCGTGCTCGCGCCGTGTCTATGACGGCATCTCGATGCGCGTCGCGCAGGGCTCCGACATGATCAACGACATCATCATGATGCGTTTCGACATCATGGCGGCGTTCGGTGCGCTGCGTCCGGAACTGGCGTGCCGTCTGGCACACAGTGGATCGCTGTCGGCGCCGGCCTAACCATCAGGAGAAGCCATCATGAGTCTTGCAAAATTGGTCGATATCTCGAATCGACACAGCGATTTGCGTGCGCTGGGTCCGCTTGGCACGCAG